CACNNCCTAAAGTATANNNNGANGGTGTAAATGTTATTGAATATGCACCTGTTAATCCTGTTGTATCTAACCTAATTAAAAAGGCATCGTATTCAGCAGTTGTCATTCCTTGACCACCACAAACAGTAGATAAGAAATTAACGCCCGTATCTAAACTTGCATAACTTACTGAAGCATCAAAAGTGATACTATTAATCGGTGCACAATATCCAAAATGACTTAATGTTGTAACTCCTGAAAAATCACAATTTGAAAAATCTATCGTTTGAACATCTGAACTTCTAACTAAATTTACTAAAGTTGTTATTGTACCTGGAAAATTACTACTTGAAAAATCTAAATTTTCTACTCCATTACTTAAATAAAACATTGAAGATAAAGAGTTGGCACCCGATATGTCATGTACTACAAATGTAGTTCCACTTATAAACTGAAAATCTCTATAAGTAGATGCAAATGATGTTACATTTGATAAATCCCACGCTGATAAATTAGGTGGTACACTTCCTGATGCAGTATCTTTTGATGTTCCTTGAAACATACCTGCCAAACTTGTAATATTCCCATTAGTGCAAAAAGTTGAGGAAAAATTATGATTATCAAATATTAAATTTAGACAATTTAAAAACATTGATTGCAGTCCATTTGTAGCAGTTATACCATTACCCGATAAACCACTCAACCCAATTATTTCTGAAACTCCATAAGAGGCATAAAAGCATCCATAAAAAGTGGTTATATTAGATGTGTCCCACCCTGTTAAATTGATAGTTGCAGTATTTATTCCTACATTGAAATTTCTAAATGTATATATTGTTTTTACAATTCCTGATGTACCAATCCATCCCGATAAGTCTAATGTTGTTCCTAACATATCAACATTATAAAACGAATATTGCATATTTATTGCAGTTCCCGTTAAGGTTAAATTCGTTGATGTAAATGATTTGAACTTTACATTATTCCACGCATAACTAAAATTATTAGTTGGAGTAGTATCGTTATTCCAAATAAACTCACAACCATTTGTTGTTAATTGTCCTAAATCACTAAAAGCATATTGCCAATCAATAGAGTTAGTTAAATTAAGTCCTGATATATTTAAATATTCACAATTATCCATTCCAATAAAAGCATAAAAGCTACTGTTTAATAAATTAGAATTTCCAATATTCCAACCTGATAAATCTAAACTTGTAATGCTTTCACAATTTGAAAAAACATTCCTAAAAAGATTATAATTAGTAACATTACTATCTAATAAAATAGTAGGGTTATCAGTTGCCGAATAAACCATATTTGTACAATCATGAAACATAAAATATAACCCCTGAATAGTTGTTTCTGTACCCCATTGAACAAAGTTCGTTAAAGATGCTTTGTCTGTTGCACTTGCACTTCCCATTCTGAAACCTGCAAATTGACCCGTTATCTTTACTGTATAAGTACCCCCACTAACGTAAGTATGAGTTTCTGTTGAAGTAGTTAAACCTGAATCAGAACTACTATCACCCCAATCTACATCAAATAAATATGTTGCACCAGCACCTGTTTGACCTTGTAATGTAATTGTATCACCATCGTTTACAGTCCATTCCGTAATTAATCCTGGTAATGATCCACCTCCACCAGCTACTCCATCATTAGAGGATGTTTCAATAGCCGCTGCTATACCTGCGATTAGTCCCATTTTACCAAAGGCCTATAATAGAACTGGCAGTTAATCCTGATGCAGCAGCTTTTACTCTTGTCACCTGTGTAGGCATAAACATACCTGTCGGAGCTCCTATATAAGTAACTTCATCTCCTCCGGCCATAACTACAGGAACATCTCCCGTCGCTCCAACATAAAGGACACACCCATTATTTTTTCCTCCGCTATATACTTTATAAACATCGGTGGCGCCTCCTGCTGAAGAGGGGGTTATAGAAAGCTCCGTATCGCTAACTACCGCCGTAACGTAATAAGCAATACTTGCTCCTGTGTTGTATATAATCGAACCTGGTTCAATGCCTAATGTGGTAAAGGTGGTTCCTACGTCTGTTAGTGTTCCTGCTACAGTAAAATCTGCCGTTCCACTTAACATCTCAGCTGCAGGATTGGGAATGTCAACGTCATCGCTAGGGATAACTGCTATTGCCCTGCTTACTTGTAATTTTTGATATGCCATTATTTTTTATTTTTTTGGTATGGTATTAACCGATTTAAGGTATCTCTTCTTTTGTCACATCCACAGTCTGTTCCTAAAGCTTTAGACCCGCGATCCACTACGGACTTTATGCCTGTGGCTTTTGTTATTTTATGAATGCTGTCACCTAATCCTCTGCTTTTCATATTACAAAGATAAATAAAAATGTTATATTAGTTTTTATGAAGAATGATTTCCTAAAACACTGGCGCGTAGTGCGCTTCTATATCAAGAAAAAGTACGACATAGGTCAACCCGACCTGGATGTTCTGTTGTTTTTGTATAGTGAAGGTAGGTTCACTAGAAAGATATTTAACGACTATTGTCAAATAGTATCGTGGGATAGAAAAAGGTTTAAAAGATTGGTTGATAGTGGGTGGATAGTAACGTGGAGGAAAAGCCATGGCAGATCGTTCTCAATCTACGAGCTGTCACACAAAGCCAAAACCATGATAAGTAGAACTTATAGAATATTGTTAGGCGAAGAGCCTATTCCAGATAGCGTGAAAAGGAACCCATTACTGAGAAATGATGCGAAGTATTTAGATAAGGTTCATAAGAACATCATTAAAGACATGCGTAAAGGTAGGTGGTGATTACAAGAACCTAGGATTCTTTGATCTTTGAGTATACTCTTTCGGAGCTGGAGTAATGCTAGCTGATGTAACTTTGTTTTTTCTTTCAAGCCTTTGGTCTCTTCTATCTTCTTTCCTTTCTTTTCTGTCCGACATTCTAGTTCTTCGTCTATCAGAGCGCTCGTGTCTTTTAACGGTTTTCTTAAACTGTCTTTTACACGCCTTGCATGGCTTGTTTCTAACTTTAACCCTGTCAGTTCCGCCACCCCGATTCTTGTTAGCGTTTTTCCGAGTTTGTTTAGACTTTTTAAAGCTAGAAGATTTTTTATGACCCTTTCTGTGAGACATTATTTCTTCCGATTTCGCATCAAGCTTTTAGGCTTAAGTTGCGGGTATTTCTTATACACACAAGACTTTATCCCTTCAGGATTAGGCGCATTGTGGGCTAGCTTAATCGCAGACTTTCCTCTTTTTAATGTATTGACCGGGTAAGTGCCTTTAGGAGCCCCACCAGCAGGTCCACAAAAGTCTCCTTTGGAAACGTTTTTATATTCACCAGCATTAGAGCCTCCCGGCTTTTCTCTCATTTTTTCTAATCGAGATGCCATAACTATTTTCTAAAATTGTGAGATAAGTTATTAGACACACCGCCTTTATAGACAGCCTCGCAATGTTTTCTAAAATTCTTCCTATAATCCATGTGCGCGTCTGATCCATACTTATGGCCGTGGTATTTTTTCTCCATGGCTTCGCTTTCATGTCTTCTTGACGAATAGCTTTGTGACTTCTTTCCATGCTTTGCACCTAAAGACTCATCTAATCTTGCGTTATATCCTTGTTTCATAGTAGTAATTTTTTTATAAAGATAGGTATTTTATTTTAAACATGAGGTCGTGGAGATTGCGCTAAAGGAACACTTTCTCTAAATGATAAATCTTTCTTAGATTTCTTTACTAATCCACTTTTATGATACTTAGTTTTTTCTTTTACTTTCTTAACTCCGTATCCTTTAGGTCCTTTAGCTTTAAAGACTTCTTTTTTAATCTTCTTGTCTTCTCCCTTTTTCGCTTTATAATACTTAGTTCTTTTCTTGCCGAGCACAGGAGTGCTCTTACCGTCAATCCCTATATCGTATATTTTTTTCTTAGGCATTAGTTGTTTTAATAATTAATATTTTCCTCTTCTGTTTTTTGGAGAGCTTTTAGTAGACCCTCCTTTTCCGGCCCATAATTTTTTACACGCCCAATACCTTGCTGTTAATTTACTTTTAGCTGTAGCGCATTTATGTCTCGCTTTAAATGATCGTCTAGCAGCTGGAGAATAATTGTGACCATAACCTTTTGCTCCGAAGTGTAGTAATTTTTCTTTACCACCCTCACAACCCTTAACCATTTTCTTTTTTCCGGGGCGATTAGAGGCTGTAGGCTTATTACACGCCATTTTAGCTTTAGTGCTCATAATTATGTCCCTCTAAATTTATGGTATTTCTTTTGTATTCTTTTTTTCTTCTTCTCGTACTTCTTTTGATTAATGTCTTTCGTCTTAACCTTGCCACTCTTTTTCACTTTCGTGTACTTGTATGAAGTAGAGTCGTCTTTAGTTGAAGTAGTGTTTAGGCCTTTCTCAGACTTAGACACATACTTCTTTTTTTGAGAAGGCTTCTTCCCGCTTTTACCTTTAGTCTTAGTAATTGATGTGGTAGTTCTTTTTATTTTAGCGCTCGAGTGAGGTATGTCTGATTCTTTTTCAGTATAGTCAAGCGTGGCTGATTTATAACCGCCCTTTTTTCTAACCCTTGCTTTTTTCTTAGTCTTATAAACAGGATCAAACTCTGTTGGATGTAATGGTTTGGATGTTCGGTATGCCATGGTTATCTTTTTCTTTTTTGGATTTGTCTTCTTTTCTTCGTCGCGTTCGAAGCCGCAATTTTTCCAATAACTGTGCTCTTGATCTCTCCTTTAGTAGCCTTTCTTGTATTTGTAGCTACAAATTTTTTCTTACGACCCTTGTCGTTCTTTTTAGAAATCGTCTGTTTTCTAGTGGTATTAGCTGCACCTGAGTAGGTGTTTAATGTAGTTTTTTTATTATTAGAAACTGATTTCCTTTTGCCTCTAGCCTCAGACTTAACAGCTCTCTTAAGCTTACGCTTGTACTTTTTTTCTGAAATCTCTTTTGTTTTAGTCTTTCCACTTCTCTTGGTGACGACTTTCTTGTATGTTGTCTTGGGTTTTTTTACTCTTGGTGGCATGGTTGGTATAGTTAAGTTACACCAACAAAGATATGAATTTTTTTATAACACAACGACCACGCAAGACTCGGGTACAATCTGGTACATCACCTCATCTATCCTAGCCTGGTGAGTGTTCCGTTTGTCATAGTACAACACGTCGCCCTCTTTAATGTGGGATACGTCCGTGCCTATACTGACAGCCGACCCTTTAGCGTAGCGCATCTGCGCCTGATCGTCGCCACTTATTAGTAGACCACCCTGGGTCTTAGCTTGGTCAGCCTGCTGGCTCACTACTATATACTTACCTATTGCTTTCATTAAAACTGAAGACTAGAATCCTCACTTGGTTGAAACATAGCAATATAGTTCTCTTTGGTCTCAAGTATATTGTTATTGTTTTTTAACCAGTACATATATGTCTTACCTTTATGGAAGTTCATCCTAAGTGTCATCAATCTATCTGTATGATGCTCACAATAAAAGTCAGCCTCCATGTAGTCTTCTTCTGTTCTAAATTTTACTGGATGCAGGTAACCGTCACCAGCCGAACATATAGGACACTCTATTGTCCCGTCTGTATCTAAAATCGCTCGATGTTGTTTAGAGTATGGAATATTTTCTCTCATAGTTTTTATTTTTGTCTTATGTTTGTTATCACTGCATTGGTTGACAATATTGTCGTAGCCACTGAGATGGCGTTGATCACTGCGCTCTTGGTCACTTTAGCCGGGTCAATTATCCCCATCTTAGCCATGGAGCCTGTGTCCATCTTCTTCACGTCCACCCCGTATCCAGCTCGCTGACCTTTAGGCACGTCGGCGCCTGCGTTTGACAGGATCTGATGGTAGGGTGACATGAGCGCTTTCTCCAGTATGGCGTAACCAACACGGTCTGCCTCACTCTGCCCTTCTCTGCTGCCCACCTTCTTAGCTATATCACGTAGAGCTACACCGCCGCCAGGTAGTATACCATCCTCTAGCGCTGCTCGGGTAGCACATACCGCGTCGTCCACTCTGTCCCGCTTCTCCTTCTGCTCTATGTCTGAGTTAGCCCCCACATTTATTACACCAATCTTCCCGCTGATCACAGCGATACGCTCCTTTATAAAGTCTTGCTCCTTAGAGTTGTCGTGCTCCTGCCATAGTGCTTTGACCCGGTCCTCCGCCTGCTGACTATCTTGGTTAACCATTATAGTTGTGCTTTGGTCCACGATCACTTTATCACACATCCCTAGGTCCGCCATCCTGACCAGCTGCAGGTTGTCGCCGGTATCCTCACTAAAATAGGTAGCGCCCGTTACAGCTGCTATGTCCTCCATCAACTCGTGGCTCTTCCATCCAAACTGTGGCGGGTGGATAGCGCACACCTTCAAATGGTTCCGTGTTCTGTTTAGGTTAAGGGTGTTGATCACATTTGGACCAAGGTCGCCTATTATAAGTATGGACCGACCTTCTTGTAACACATCAGCTAGCACATGCTCAATAGCTGACATAGTCTCAACGGGTTGGTCGAGTACTAATATGTATGGTTTATTCAACACACACTCACTGGTCTTCTTGTCTGTCATGAAGTACCTGGATAGGTACCCACGGTTTATGCGCATGCCCTCACTCACTGTGCAATAAGTGTCTGCTCCATCCGCGTTCTCTACTGTGACCACACCATTCTGTCCAACTTTGTCATAGGCGTCTGCTATGATGCGACCTATCTCCGAGTCATTGTTGGCTGAAACGGTGGCTACATTTAACAGGTCGTCCGCTGGTTTAGACATGTCTGTAAGCAACTCAGTGATGTAGTCGCCCGAGTCTTGTATGGCGCGAATAATGTCCGTTAGGTTCATGCTTGGTTTAATGAGCTCACCCGCTGTATGGATAATGGCTTGAGCCAAAACGATCGCAGTAGTTGTGCCGTCACCAGCCTGATCAGCTGTCTTGGATGCAGCTTGACGCATCATCATCACCGCTAGATTCTCTGTGGGGTCCATTAAGGTTATGCTATTNGCTACAGTCACACCGTCTTTTGTAACGGTCAGTCCGCCTATGTGCTCCATAGACTCTATAACAACTGTGCGGCCTCTTGCGCCTAATGTACTTTTAACTGCGTCTGCGATTTTGTCAATGCCTTGGATTAAAGCTTGGCGGGCATCGTCGCCAAAACTAATGTCTTTTACAATCATTGAATTAAATTAAATTATAGTGTCACAAAGCTACATAAAATATTGTAATGTCATAATGTTGCCATGTTGGTTTTTTACCCCCTTATTGGTTTTATTTTTTTTTTACTTTTTTTTTTTTTAATACTTAACCCGTGCGAGTAAAAAGTAACATAGTAACATAGCATACTAATAATCAGCGACTTAACTAAAAATTCATAACATCGTGGTAACACTATCTTGGTATTTATAACACTATTAGCCGTTTTAAAACGTTTAAAAACGCATAAAAAAAAGGAACGTAATTGCTTACGCTCCCATTTTAGACGAACTATGGAGAAAAGAACTTGTTTAAAATTCGTTGATATCTTTGCTAATTTGATTAGCCTCAACTATCATTGAGACCTTCTCAGCTCGCTTAATAGCCTTGCGCCTTTGAGCTGCTTTCCAAAGTCCTGTGCTAGGCTCCGGTGCATCATTAATAAGTCTTCCGTTCTTAATTGTATAATCGTGATCGTAGTTTAAGTTTTTCTTTGCTTTCATATAACAAAGGTAGTAAAAAAATTTCATTACATAAATGAGAGGTGCGGGGTGGTAACATAAAATAAAAAAAAAATTGATTTTAAAAAATTGATTTTTTTTAATAAGGGGGGGTTGTCTTTAGTTTGCTACTTGCACAACTTTTGCCGTTTTCGTTGTGGTGGTTGGTTGGTGGTGGTGGTTACCCTTTGCCCCGTGCCCCCGTGCCCCCGTGCCCGTTGGTAGTGGTGGGGTTGGTTGCCCCATACCCGAACCCGTTGCCCGTTGCCCGTTGCCCCCTCTTCATTAATGTATGCATACTTAATGCAACGGGGTTGCATCTTCTTCACTTGCTCATTAGTTAAATGTTTAAACCCGTTTAAACTCGTTTAATCCTTAATATTAGCACAATTATAATATTGACCAACCGAATTGATACCAAATATTATTCTATTTAATCACATTATATCAACATTTAATATGTTATGCAAACATACTTAATATTTATTTTTTGTTCATTTTGTGTTTAATTGTCTGTTTCTTGTCTAATTTCGTCGATACTTTCCAGGCCTTCGTCTAAAATATGCCTATTTGTTAATAAATAGTGTGTTTATAATTTGTTTAATTCATATACTATATATATACTTGCATTATGAAAAACAAAATAAATAAGGTTGTTAGTGTGCAAGGCACAAAGGCAACACCGAAGAAAAAAGAAGTTACTTTTATCAGTGACAAAGTTACACCTATTAAGAAGGTAAAAGCCCCTAAAGTAGTATCTAAGCAATATTTAAAAGCAAAGGCACGAATTCAGTCTTTTGATAAAAATAATGCTTCACAATGGGAGAGGTTGTTAACTACTTCAGCTCAATGTAAAATTGCTAATATGGGCTTAAATAATGCTATTAAGTATTATTTGGGTAATGCTCAGGCATTTTTAACACCTCAAATGAAGAAGGCGTTGACCTTTAAAGAGGTTATCACTTTTTTACACACTACTGAGTACGCTAATTTAGAATTGTTTACACCTCATCAAATTACATTAATCTGTAATAGGTTGTTAAAAGCTAAATTTAAAGCTATCAGACAACTTGAAAGAGCCGAAAAACAAAATAAGGCAACGGCTAAAAAATAATTGTTTCACTAAATCGAAATAGCCCTTTAAATAGGGCTATCAACACAAGGGCGTTAATTGTGTTCTGATGAGTTCGCCAAAATAGTTCTTTGAATATTAATTTTAGGTTTAATAAATAAACTCTTTAGATGGTCTTTACCATTAATTATAAGGGCTTTATTCTATGGTCTTTACTATAGAAACTAATGATAAATTAATATTTCGTTCTTTGACATCTATTTATATTTATTCGTTTTAATTGAGAATAGAACCCTATACTCAGGGTTTAATATGGGTATGAAGTTTAAATCTACTTATGGAAACAATTATGTTTAATTGTAAGCAGTTTGTAGATACTGAAAATGATAAAAGACAATTTTAAATTGTAGCTTTTTGACATTGTAGCCAACACAAAGTAAAAGTTTGGGGCATTTTGTAAAGCCGAACGCTATGTTGAAATACTATGGGGGTGGTGTGTGAGAATACACCTGAATACTGAGCTTATCCGATAAGGTTTTTGTGGAATTAAACAGAGCTGAGAAGTCAGCTGTACACTATGGAGAAAGTACGTTAAAATATCTAATAATGGGGTGTCCAGTAGGGCACCCCTTTTTTATGGCAGAGTGTTGGTACGCTTATAGGTNAGTNGCCTATNACTAGAGTTCGATCCTCTTATTTGCCACTATGGAACAAAAGAAAAGACAACTTAAAAAAGTCCTTAATGATAGATCTAACGACAGAACTAATCAGCTAAGGCAATTTATTAATTCACTTAAATAAGGAGGAACAAAAAATGATTAATACAGATTGTATATTAGAAAGAATAACTAAGGCTAAAATAAAAGTATATGGTAGTTTTTTAGCTGAAATATTTAATACTGAAAACGATGATGACTGGACGTTACCAATTGATTTAATTGACCAAATCCTATGGGAAAGATGGTATACTAATTGGGATTATGATTTTATAGTGAAATATAAATACGACATTGAAAGAGATATGCGTAATTACATAAATAATCAAATAAAATAAAGGAGGAACAAAAGATGAAACTACACACAAAAGGTAACACTTGGAAATACACTCTTGATATATTCAAATTAAGAATATGTTTTTATAGAGTTA